TCTAATAGAGGTTTCTATATTAATAGCTTTACGGGTATCTATCATATTTCTTCTACTATACCAAGAGCTTTATCAATTGTATTACTCATCTTCACCTGTCACTGGGTTAAAGGTTTTCGCATCCGTAAAGAAAGATGATACTTCATTGAATCCAAAATCATCATCTGCATCAGCACTAACTGGGTCTGGTGTAACTGTATATCGCTGTTCTCTTGCTGGTGATTTGTCAGGAAGGTCAAGGTATTGGTCAACTTGAACAGTTTTAATAACACCACTGGATGTAACAGGGCCATACAAATAAAATTTAGCAGTAAAATCTAGTGTGTAAATAATAGCTCTTCTAGCTTCAAACTCACCTTGATAATTATCTTCATAGTTGATACCATTTAAAACAATGGGAATATCTCTTTTAATTGACATATCAGGAATGTCATTTATTGTTATTGTATAATCAGGTTGAAAGAAAGGTAAAATTTGTTCCACAATTTGTAGTGCATCATCTGATTGTTTTGCTAAAATATATAGTTGTATAGAAAGGTTGTATGGCACTGGCATAAATTGTGTATCAATTGTTTTCGTATTATTTCCCGTGTTTTTTTTCTTAAACTTTTGAACCCTATTTAATTTTCTAGCTGGATCATAAGAAAGATTTTGTATTTCAAACCCAATACGAGGTAAAGTTAAAGCTACTTTACTTGAAAGGTCTGCATCTGCCCTGAGACGCACTAAAAACTTTTCTCTTGGGCCATATGCAAGAGGAACTTTCATAGACTGAGCAATATTACCAGAACTATCTTTGCGAACTAGTTGTATATTATTAAATGTTGTACCGAATCCTACGATTACTTTGCGTATAGTTTCGTGATAAAACTGCTGCCCTAACATCGTATATTATCCCCCTACATCACCAAACGGATTTTTCTCACTGAAGTCTAGAACCGAATTTTCAGCAGTTGCTGAAATTGACCCATCTTCTGTTTCAAATAACTCATTTTGCGCCTGATTATCTACATTATTTTCTGTCGTACCGTCACCTAATATATATGTTTCTTGTAACAGGAACTCTCCTGTCTCTGAAAGAACAACACCAGCAGATGTTGTCATGTCACTAGTTTCTAGTGCCACTATTTCGTCACCATCTGTATCATCAGCATTTTCATGCACAATTCTGCCAATCTCATCCTCTAGGAACAGTGCGTCAATTGAAGCAGAATCTTGTTCCATAGTGAATTGATGTGTTAGAGTATCAAGCGACAAGCTGTCTTCAATTGCATCAATAGCAGAAATATCTGTGTCCAATGCTTCAGAACTATATTCAAACAATCTACAACGCATTTTGTAAACTGGATTATTATCTAACTGAAAATATGGCTCATCATGATCAACAAAATTTATCTGAAATAACTTTGACAGAATAGGGTGAAAAATTAAATCACCTTCTAATGGTCGATCTGAATTTGTAGATGTTGCCTCTGAAATAATATAACCATCCTCAAAGGATGCTGAAGCTTCAACAGTGGCACTATCAAGAGTTCCATCTTCCAATAATATTGAACCATTAAGCGTATCAGTTCCAGATTCTATTGTGATCTGCTTAGTCAATTCTTGAAATCTAGTTTTAGAAACAACGAATGTTGCTTCACTCAAATTCTGTAAACCAAATTGACTCATCATTTCTTTTTCACCACCAAACCCACCTTCACTATTCTCCATATACATTTCAATTTTTGCTTGAGTGGTAAACTTAGCTAAACTGTCTACGCCAAGAATTTTATCTTCATTAACAAGAGTTCTATCAAGATAATGAACATCGTGGCCATGAATCTGTATTGCCTCAATAACTAAATTGCTATAAAGATTTTGTTCTGTAGCAATTGCTGAAACATTGCTTGTGTGAAATGCTGAATTGACCGCCATGAGTTAACCTATCTGATACATGGGGGGTAATTCAAAAGCTAGTTGTATTTGTTCTTCTAATCTTAGGATTTCCTCTTGAGCTTGACTGTATAAAGTTTCTCCATTCATTGTTACACCACCTAACATAGTGACGCCATTAAATTTGCTAAGATTTGCTCCCCACTGTCTTTTCAACAATGCTGTTGCATATCTTTTTAAATAAATATCATCAAATATATCTGTGTATGTGGTAGGATCAAGTTTTCTAAAGCATTCTATTAAAATAAAATCCTCATCAGCCGTTACATCATTTGCCCAATCCATATCAATATATAAACGGTTCTGATGTTGGTTAAATCTTATGGGTGTTTCTCCAACCAAAATATGCTCTAGAAAATCTAAATGTTTCATCGTCATATCATAATGAAGTATTGACTGTGAAGAAAAATCATATAGATCGTTTAATCTTAATTGATAACGAACATCAAACATATTTGATGTTGAACCTTCATTGAAAGGGTATACTTGAATAACTGATATTACTGAATCTGGAACAGGAATCCAATTATTACCTTCTAACCAATCAGCAGTTACGGTGCTATCAATTTTGTCTGTAGCAGTTGCAGTGTCATTTGCTCTTGCTCTTGTCACTTCGGCACTTGTGATCAGATGCTTTAAGTACATTCTCTCAACACCATCATAGTGATATTGAGCGAAGTATTGCAATGCTTCATCTATACGATCATCTGCTTGATCATCAGATACATTAATATCAATAACACCAAATCCAAGATTTCTTAGACAGTATGATTTAAATGTTGCTTTTGTTGTTGGTATGGCCATTACTTATCTACCAATTGTTGCAAGAGATTTTTGATTTCATGCATCTCTGATTTTAAAGTATTTATCTCTCTGGTTGTGTTTCTAATCTGATCTCGTTGCTCTTCTTCTTGTTGTTGTTTTGCTTTAACATCATTTGCCCGACGAACTGCTTTCTCATATGCGCTTTTATTTCGATTTATAACAACGCCTGGAACATTAACGTCTTTAGCTAAATCTGGATGACCTTCAATACGTTGATAATTATCTGACATTACAGCGCCAATGCTAATGCTCTTAAATCGCTAAGTCTGGGAACAGCAGATTGATTAGTGCTTTGCATAATAATTTTAATTGAGAATGAAATAAATTCTGGTAAGGGATCACCAATACCATCATCAGTCACTCCAGCACTGTATGTATATTCTTGAAAATCATTAACTGCCAAAGAAGAATTGACAACCAAATCTGATGTTCCAGTAGTATTGAAGAACTGATAAGGTAGATCATCAAAATCTATTGAATCTTCACTTGACAAAGTTTTAAACATTACTTTAATAGTGGCGTCGGCAGGTCTATTAGCAGCAATCAATACTTTTAATGCCGTTGCTGGATTTTCTAATATAACTTTTTTAGTTACATAAATTGCAGCATTATTATCTCCTTCAGCTTCTGTTGAAGGAATAAAGGTGAGGTTTGATGCTAGATCAGAGGAACTGTCAATCTTATTAATTCTATTCATTACAGAAATCCAAGATGACCTTTGCAAATCAATTGCTGGACTTAAATTTGATTTTATTGATTTCAGATTAATTCTTGTTAGATATGATTTAGACCCACCCATTTCATTTATTTCATTGATTGGAGAAGCAATCATGCGAGTAGTATCAAAATCAGTATTATCATTTATGGCAATTTTTACTTCATTTGCTTCTGATTTTCTACTAAAGGAAGTTTCACTACCAGAAACACTTGTTGCTGATGTTGTTCTTGCAAAAGCAGTTATACTTGTTTGTTCTAACTCTAAAGAACTTATTTGAAGAACACCAGTATTCATAATATGATTTTCTGAAGCAGTAACAACTGTTCCACCATTCTCAGCCGATGATCCTGCACCACCATCAAATGCTGGGCTACTTGAAAGAGTTACACTATAGGAATCAATACCAATATTACCAATTGAAGTAAATGTTTTGTTCACTTCAATGAATGGTACTTTATGTAGTTGATATAATTCTACAACTGAACCGGCAGCATGGGCCGCGACAATTGTATCACCTTGAGCCCTAGTTATAGCAGAAACTGCCGTATCGGTAATTGTTGTGAAAAACATAATTTCATCATTAATTTTAATATACCAACGAGAAGTGGAATCTACTGTTCCTGCAAATTTTCCACTAGTATTGCCGAAATTTGTGCCACTAACTAATGACAAAGCAGTAGCAGTAGAAGTAATACCAGCACTTAGAGTTGTTGATAATCCAGACTTAGCTCCAGCAATAGTTACATTGTTTGTGATGGTATACATACCATGATCTTTATGATTTATTTTTAAAGCAGTATCCCCATGAGTAAATGATAGAGAATTATTCAACAAAGTTCTGCTAGGCACAGGACTATTATGGAGAGTTAAATTTCCTAAACCATCATCATCAGTAAAACCTTTTCCCGCAGTACTTGAACCAACTCTAAATAAAGCTGCATTGATTGTTATTTTTAAA